AAAATATGCTAATGTAAATAGAACAGTCTATGATATGCTACAGAGAGCCCGAAGGAGGGCAATTCAAGGAAGTTTTCATGAAGGCGGTCTAGATGAATTTTTGGACCAGATGAACATCGGAAATCCGGATCCTCAAACTCACATCACTAAAGATAGTAGTATTGATGATCTTGCGGATTTCTTCAAAAGCGATAATGACCACATGCGGCGAGATTAATGCTTCTTTCTAATTATCAAATAGTTTTACTTTTTATCTTTTCTGTCATTGCCTATATGGTGGTAGTAGATAAAAATGTTGCAGAATACATTAATCTTGCTTTTAAGATTTTCTGGATAACCATTCAAAGATATTTCTGGATTCTGAGATACCACCCCAAAAATCCAATCACGAACTTTATTATGGCCAGGCGATACGCCAAAATGGCCAAGGAGTTTCACAAGGAAATGACCTCCAAGCCCCCTCTTGACTGATCACACCATCCTGTGCTAGAATGACAACACCATCCGATTTTGACATGGAAGACAAACTAGATTTTAAGTCCTTACAATCAAGGATTAATGAAATTAAAGAAGGCGGCGAAGAAAGTGCCGACTTTACAATGGAATATATTCAGTGCCTATTTGATCGACATGATCTTAAAGAAAGTATTCCAGATGATTATGAATTACCAGATGTTCCTGATGTTATTTTTGACGCGATTCGCAAAGGAGAAGTTCCCACACGGGATCAAATTCTTCTAATGGATGCTGATACTCAAAATCATCTTCTTTTTGAACTTGTCTGGGCCTGTGGGATGCTTGCGGTTTCTTATTACACCCAAGATGAAGAAACAGAAGATGAAGAATCAAGTACTTTTGATGTTATTCTTAATATGGTCAAGGAGGGTCCTGGTCAATGGTCTGCCTGTTATCTTATTGCGGTCATGACTCTTATGATTGCCAGGGTTCCTTCCCAGACTATGATTGCACGACTCACAAATAATTTTGACGAATCAGAAGAACAGGTCCAGGAAAATATTAACAACTTTATCGAACTTGCTTCTGCGTTACTTCTAAGGCATAAAGAAGACAAGATCTATTATGATTCTGAGGAATGACCGATTTTGATCCAACGGCTCCTTGGTTTGAATTTAATTCATATTGCGAGTGCTGCTATTCTTTAGGAGTAGCCCCGTCAATCAGGGCCTTTGTTGGTTATAACAAGTTCTTCAAAGAGTATTTTAATGAGAAAACGCAAAAATTCGACGCCAAAGGTTAAACCCCCGGCCATCGCCACCTCAAGCGTTGATTATGAGCTGCCCCCTTTCCATATTGCATTTCCGTTCAGGCTGTGCTACAATGACCGAGGAGAAGAAAAAACCTGCTACTTTTCTTGTAAGGAGCATGTTCAGTCTTATGTCAGTCGCTACAAGTTAAAGAAAAATCAGGTTAAAATCGAGAAAACACTACCCAAAGGAGAAAACTAAAATGAATGTGGAGTATCGTTTTTCAGAAAATCGGGCTGCTGTTCTAAAAATGTGTGATTGTGTTGGTAACTATCGCGTAAAGGGACTGGATCACCGAGGAAATAAGTTTAGAACATCTATTGGTCAGTGGAATAAACTAGAACTAGCCACAGAAAAAGATTATTGTGAGTTCTTTAAAAGAGATAATCATATTTCAAATAATTCTGTCACTTCTAGTGGGTCTAGGTCATTTAAGATGCAAATTACCGAAACAACACCAAATTGTAGACCACATTATCCAATGAGTATTGAAGCACATTCTGAGGATGTTCCTTTATTTTTAGAATTTATTGGTAAACATCCTTGGTTTAATGATCCAGATTTAAGTTTTGTTCCTATGCCATCTGATCAAAAATTTCCAGAGTTGACTGATGAGAAAATTATGGAATTTCGGTTATAATTGCCAATCAAAAACTTGGAGAAAATTAATGAAACCAACTTGTTCATTGTCATGGGAACCCAACCCAACCCCTAATACTTATTCTGGCTGGGCAACTTATAGGGCCGGTGATATGACCGTAGCCATTGAAATGGATAGCTTTAGGCGGGCTCAAGCTCTTTATGAACTAATTAATATGGCATGTGTTCTAAGTAAGTGCCAAGCAATTGATCAATCTATTGATGGTATTAATCGCTTACTTGAAAATTATCGAGATGAATAATATTATAACTTTTGATATTAGATGGTTTACTTTTGTTAATGATTGTGGTGATAGAATGGGGTTCTTTCGTTTATTTGGACGGGGGCTGGCTTGGAAGGATCTAAGATATAATCCTCTTCTCTTTAGTGAAAGAAACAATTATGTAAATACATTTAAAATCGGTCATTATTCGTTTAAATTTTTAAATTAAAATAACCCAAAGGAGAAAACTAAAATGGCACTTAGCGAAAAAGTAGAAGACAAGCTGAAAGAAGCCGAAGGAGTTCTTCGGGATTCTCTTTATTGGGCTTCCAAGAATGAAAAGCCTACGACTATCAGTGCAATCTCTCATGTTCTTCTTGAGATTGATGCTCTTCTAAAAATTGATAAATTCCAGGATCAACTAGAAAATCTAATAAATAAACAAGATCCTAACAATCCCTTTGGAGGATTCTTTAAGTGATTAATTACCTTTCTGAAACTGAGCAAGACGAGCTTTTCGCGTTAAAAAACGCTATTACGGACAGTATTTCTGCTGTTAATTCTGATAAAATGGAACGCTTTACAGAGCTATTCGTTAGGACTCTTTCAGGAAAAGGCCCTGGTGAGGTTTTTGCAGAACCTTCTAACTTCTAAATAGTCAAAAAGGCTATTATGAAAACATTCAGACAATTTCTAGAACAAGATATTTCTTCTTTTGAACAAAGACGTAAAAATACCTTGGACATGAATAGAGAAAGACTTGAGCAAGACGCTGAAAGAAGGAAACAAGAGTCTGAAGAAAGAGCAACCAAACTAAAGGCCGAAAGACAAGCTAGGGAAGAAGAACGACACCAAAAAGAGGTCGCTAGAAGAGAACAACAATTACAACAAAGATTACGCCAACTAGAGCAACGATGAAATTCACAATCTATTCAAAACCTGGCTGCCCTTATTGTGATAAGATTAAAGCAGTCATGTATAATTATAATTTTGAACATGTGGTCTACACTCTTGACGAAGATTTTACTCGTCAACAATTTATTGATCAATTTGGGCCAGGACGCACATTTCCTCAGGTTATTATGAATGATCAAAAACTTGGTGGCTGTGTAGATACTGTAAAATACCTAAGAGAGCAAAATCTTGTCTAATGGAAGAGACTCTTTATGATGTAGAAAAAGCAATTGATTTTGCCTTTAAAGAAAAGAAATTTATTATGAATTTCTACTCTTATTTAAAGGTAAAAAATGCTCGTAGGGTTGATGCCCAAGAATTTAAAAAGAGTCTGACTGCCGAAAATATCAGATCCCTGGCTCAGGAACTGAATCTTTATATCCAAGGCGGCCAGACCGAAGATGCCAAGCAACTCAGGGAGGCTTATGGACATCTCTCTAAACCAGAAGCCAGAAAAATCATGACCTATATTTTAGGTTTCATTGATGATTGTGATAAGTACGTTAAGGACAAGAATGCAAAACGGCCAAGACGAAAGCCTAAATAATATACCAAACCGAGGAATCCTATGGATGATCGGTTCAAAAAGTAATAAGGAGGAGCAGTTTTTCAATTTTCACATTCAGAAAACTGTTACTCTTTTCTCTAGAAGATTTCAGTTTTCTGCAGGACTTACCGGAACAAAATCTAAGGAGAAAACAAATGTACGGAATGACTATTTACATTAGCATTGTACTAACATTATTACTTTTTGTGGTGGGTGGAATTGTTGGATGGATTATTTCTTTGTATGTAAATAAAGAAGAAGATACTCGTCCTTTTATTCACCCTGAGTTCATGGACGCATCAGGAAACATACTTCCAGACGAAATTCTCGCATTAAGATTTACCCCCAAATTAGACATAGAAGAGGATTATTATGACACAGACCCCGACGAAGACGAAGCCGAAAACTACGGTTAAACCAGTTAATTTACCAGCAAATCCATTTCAGCATGAGATTTTAGAACTCGCCTGTTCTCAAAGAACTCGGGCCAAGAAGATTGAGATTCTTCAAAAATACCAAAACAATGCTCTTGTTGCATTGTTTATTTGGAATTATGATGAATCTGTGGTTAGCCTAATCCCTCAAGGAGAAGTTCCCTATTCGGCAGCCGGAGATATGACATCTGGCAATGACACTCTTTCGGCTGCCATTGAAAAGCAAATTGATGATAAAATGGTTGATGCTCTTGGTGGTAATCAACGAACCACCCTAAGAAATGAGGCCGATAAGTTTTACATGTTTATCAAAGGTGGTAATGATTCTCTTTCTTCAATTCGACGAGAGACTATCTTTATTCAACTTCTAGAAGGTCTTCATCCAAAAGAGGCCCAGATTCTTTGTCTTGTAAAGGACAAGCGACTCACTGATGTTTATAATCTACCATTTGATCTGATTCAAGAGACCTTTCCCTTTATTCAATGGGGTGGGAGGTCATGATGTGGACCGAAGAAGAAAAAAAGAATCTTCCCAGGAAGTATAATTGCCAACTGATTTATTCTAGTGCTTCTTTAGAACAGGCCAGGGACAAGTCTCTTCCTCGGGATGCCTATCTAGTCTATTATAAGGATAATGAAGGTAATCTCGCAATGGATGTTTGTAGATGTAGTAAAAAGGTTAATTTGTTTGATCTTTATTACGATAAATTTGGAAATGTTCAAAAAATTGCGTTTGGTTATGGTAA